GATTTACTTCCGTATTTACGCGCTTTATCGCGCAGTTGTTGTTTCTGTTCAAGCTCGTTTAGTGCCACGCTAGCAGCGATGCCGTTGGTGGAGATATTATCGAGAACATCAGTAAGGCGTTTGATGAGCGAGTCCTTAAAGGAGTCCTGGACAATACCACGCACATCATTGGTGGTAGGAATAATGTGTCCCCCCGAGGCACGCCCCGAGGCTTGCTGTATGAGGAACTTATTCATATCGAGGGTGCGTATCTTACCTGCACGCTGGGCGCGGTCGATAATGTCGATGATAGGGGCTACGGTAGGGTTCTCGACGGCTGCATTCGATGCCACCCACTCCTTGCTATGACCATAGCCACCCTCGCCAACGATGACCGTAGGCTTGTTGATAAACCCTCGGCGGTCGGGGTCGTAGGCAGCGTGGAAGAGCTTGCCATCCTGCTCTCGCTCAATGTCTATGCTACCGCCCGACTCCAAACCAGTGGCGACACGTGCGCCCGAAGCAGAGGCTGAGCCACCAGCACCATTCAAACTCATTCGCTTCACTTTCTGACGTTCGGCGTTGGCTGCTGCAAGCTGTGCCACACCAGTGACACCCATCAGGGCTGCTGCGATAGGACCAGCGATAGGACCGAGTTCACCAAGAGCCTTCATAATGGAAACAGCCGTATCGGCAATAATCTGTGATGCCTTGATGGCAAAGTTCATATCGGCATACTTCTTCTGTATCTTCAGCTTCTCATTGGCTTTCTTCTTCTCGATGTCAGTAGTGTCCTTACCTGCGTTTCGTGCAGCCTCTATCTCGGCATCGTACTTGGCGTCGACATTCGCCATCTCGGCATCCTGAAGCGCCTTGACCGCACCACCTGCAAGATTAGCGTAGTAATCGAAAGCCTCTTTTGCCTTCTGTATCTTGAGGTTCTTGACGGCTTCTTCGTATTCCTGCTGTGAGATTTCCTTGTTCTGCAAGTGGAGCTGAAGCATCTCAAGCTCGGCGTTGTAGAGTTCCTGCTGGGTGGCAAGTCCGTACTGCTGACGTATCTGTAGGCGATGCTCCTCTGCCTCTCGGTCGAGGTTAGCAAGGGCTTGTTGATGCTCTTGTTCCGTAAGTAATCCTTTTGCGTGGTCGTCATTTATCTTCTGTTGGCGTGCCGCAAGCTGGTCCTCGAAAGTGTCAAGACCATATTCTTGGCGAGCCTGTGCCTTTTGCTGCTCAAACTCTTTTATCTTGGCGAGTTGCTTATCATTGTACTCCGACAAGATATTGAGGCGAGCCTGCTGGTAGGCAGCGTCAACGGCAGACTCGTCCTCTCCGCTTTGCTGCGCCAGCTGTAAAGCCGTGTCATAGAGCCCACGGAGGACTTCGAGTATGGCATCGCGTTCCTGTTCCAGGGTTAAGGTTTGCTGAACCTTGCCCTGGTCTATGAGCTGCGTCATTACGGCTTGATACTTCTCTTCGGCAGCGATGCGTGTCTCTTCAAGTTTCTGCTGGGCTTGGGCAACATTCTTACTCTGACCCGTTTCGAGTTCCTTCTTCTTGGCGGCATCCTTGAAAGCCATCTGCGTGGACTTGGTGTAATAGTTCTGCTCAATAGTAAGGAGGTTGGTAGCGTGCTGCGTGTTGAGCGCAGAGATATAGACGTCGTATTGCTCCTGTGAGATTTTCTTCTGGGCAAGCGACATATTGAGGTTGTTTACATCCTTTTGATAAGCGGCATTGGCTGCGTCGAGCGAACTTTGTCGGGATTTTGAAAAATTACGGGATGCTATATCATCGGGGTCTTTCTCCTTTTTCTCTTTCTTTACTTTTTCAGCCTTAGATGAGTTAGGTTTTTCTTTCTCTATTATTTTTTCTTCTAAGTCGATTTGTTGTTGCTTCGCTAACTTGCGTATGGCTTCAATACGGGCATTGCCATCCGATATATATTTCGTTTCTTCTTCTATACGTTTATCATTATAAAGAACTAACTTTTGGAAAGCCAAAATTTGATCTTCCGTATCTCTACTTATTTCTTGAATGAGTTTACCTGTTTTCTTATCAAAGATACCTTGCTTCATAGTAACATTTCCACCTCGACTGGCATGAATATCAAAAGTGCGAATCTCACGATCGTCATTCATGCCTAAAGCACGGAGCTTGTTAATGGCGTAGTTACGATTTCCTTTTCTGTTTTCAAGTAGCAGATTGTGATTTAGCTGATTACCAGTAATGCTCCCAATCTTACCTATCATAGCTTGTGCCATAGCTGCTTTCATAAGGTTCTTTGTATAGTCCTTGATGGCAGAGGTATTATTGTTTATCAATTTTCCCTCTGTTGTGAGCTGTGCATGATAGGATGGGATAATCCTCTTTAATTCGTCCAAAGCCTTAATTCGCTTTGCATTTGTTTCTGTGTTATCATTAATCGTCTTTGTGAGCATATCAATCTTCGACTTCTGTGATGTTACTGAGTCGTTAACAGCCCTCTTGATAGAAAGCTGGTCGGAAACAATTTGTTTTGATACGTTACTGGACATAGAAGCAAGACGTTTTTGTGTTTCCTCTAAACGCTTTGTTATTACATCTGCTTTCGATGTTCGGGCTATATAAGTACCGATAGCAACAGCTGCAGCAGCAATAGCTGTGGCAAGTAGCATCATTACGTTAGCCTTACAGGTAGCATTAAACAGGCGTATGGCAGCATTGGCGCGTGTAGTAGAACTGGTAATGGCAATAAAAAGGAGTTGTAAACCTTTAAAAGTACTTGTAATGGTTGCCCATCCAGCAACGATAGCTTTTGAAAGAGCCATGTTTGAAATGAATGCCTTGAAGCTGGTATTCAATGCTGTCATAGACACAACAAGGCCAACCATAGCAACAGTGAGGGATATAGTAGCGGTGCGATGTTGGGCAAAGAACTTGATAATATCGAGCAGCCCTATCTTAATTCTACCATAAACTCCCTCTACAAGCTCGTCATATTCCAATAAAGCCTTACCCACCTCATATTGTTTGTTTTGTAGGCGTACAGCTGCCTGTGCTGCACGGTCGGCGGCAGAAATATATCTGGGGCCAGCTTCCGACAAAGACTTCTCTACAATAGAAGCTACTCCACGCATAAAGTCTCCTGTTTCTTTGGTCTTTTCGCTGATTTCGGCAGCAGAAAGTCCAAGGTTGTCAAGAATTATGGGAGACTGGCGACCAAGACCTGTAACGAGGGAGTCTACCATATAATCCAGAGACTGACCCGTCTGTTGGGCTTTAAGCTGGGCGAAGGATAAGTACTTGCCAAGGTCTTCGAGTGGGATGCGGAAGTCCTTGGCCTTGACAGCAGCCTTCATTAGCTCTATATCTCCAACGGTTCCCTTGGTGGCGGTACGGAGTTGGTTTAATAATTCTGGGTTTCCAAACTGGCTAAAGGCATGAGTAATACCATCGGCAGAACGAGCCATCTCTACACCCTCGTTGGTAAGTTCTCGCACAGAATCACGTAATTCTCCCAGTTTACTACCGAACAATTCCAAAGCCTTATAGCCCACTTGACCGTAAAAGAAGTTATTAACTCCATCGCTTGCAGCCAATTCGGTAAACGACTTGGCATTTTGTCGAAGTTCAGCTATTCTACCATTGACATGGCTTAACTGATCCTCCAGTTTTTTATACTCTCCTGGATTGAGGGATTTAGAAACATTGTCGAGCTCGCGCTGGAGTTCCTTCGACTGTTTACGAAGCTGAGACATCGTCATAGTGGTTACATCAAGGGAACTACGGAGCTTTCTCATTTTATCCTCGTTATCCTTGATTTGCTTGCTATAGGACTTGCACTCTTCGCTTAACCTTTTATACTGTGCAGAGTTTTTTTGCCCTGTAGCCTCCAACTCTATCATTGTTTTGCGCCGTGCACTCTCCTCACGACGGAGTTGTGCCGTGGATTTACCAAGACTGTGAAGTTCCTGCTGTGCCTTGGAAGAATCGGCAGAGATAACGTATTTTATCTCATCCTCAGAAAGATGTTTTGATGCCATAATTATTTTGCTTTGAAATATGATTTGCTATCAGTGTCGAAAATATCCTTGAGTTCCTTGTTAATGCTTTTGCGCACTTCGTCCGTAAAACCAAAAGAAAGTTCGGGGAATGTCTCACGGTAAAGCACTCCCCATACAACACGGTTATAAAGAGCAAAGTTGCTGCGCTTATATTTTGCCACACGGTCCTTCCTGATGCGATAAGCCATATCAAGAAAACGAAGATAGGGAAGAACACGGACAAAGAATTTACGCTGAAAGCCTTGGCTTTCGGCTGAAAAGTTATGGGCAGAAAGAGAGGTGAGAAGACGCCCTGTGCGTAACTGAAAGTTGTTACGAACCACCTGCTCCTGTGTGGAATAAATTTTGTGTATGCCACGAGTGATGGTCTGATGAACAAACTGCTCGCGGATAAGAGTTTCTGTTACCATATTTACCTATATTATATAAGGCAAAGATAGTAACAGAATAGATAAGAAAAAAGGACAGGAATGTGTGACTATTCCTTTCCGAAGAGTAATAGGTAAACAGGTATACCAATCAATGGCGTAAGCAAAGATACCAATAGGAACCATGCTAACCGTATCATGAATATACGGTTCATAGGAATAGTAATAATCGCTATAATAGTAGATATAATAAATATCAGTTCCATATTACTTATGTTTAAGTAATGCAAATATAAATTTTTATTAGGAATAACGCAAGTTATTCTTCGAAAATCTCCACCTCTATCGCCCTGAACAATTCGAGGACAACTTGCGGAACCATAGAGTTGCCGAGGGCTTTTATTGACTCCTGTCGCCATCTTGCGAAAGGAATGGTAAGACGAGATATATCAAGGGGTAGCCCATCATTTCCTCTACAAATAGGGGAGACAGTTGGGAAGTCCCTCCACCAATCTTGTGGGCAATCTGCTCCGCCAAGTTGCTCTGCGCCGCGTTCTTCTTGCGATGCGCCTTGAGGTTGTCCATCGTCATCATGGCACGCATCCCGTCGCTCGCACTTGGGGTCAGCAGCCAGTCGCATTTGCGGAACATCTCGGGCAATCCCTTCTGCTTGGAGTTCACGCCCCTCTTCTTGAAGTCCTGGGCGCAGGGTGTCGGCAGGAGTTGAACCGTCCTTGCAAGACCGAGGCTGAAATTCGTTGTCGGGGTTACCTTGCGCAGAGTCCCTGAGGGTGTCTGTACTATTCTGTCGTTCTTGCCGAGGACTGCTCCCATCGTCGCATCTGCGGCACTCGGTGTCGGCAACATCCCATTGATAGCCATCGCTGTCAGCCCTGACCCCATCTGACTGTCGGGGTTGTATGTCGTAGCCCATTTCGTTGCCTCGGAGGCATTCGGGGTCGGCAGTATCCCGTGAAAGTTGATGAAGTCCATCAGACCGTTGGGTCGTTGCTCGCCGTTGGCTCTGCTGCCCATCGTCTTCCCTCCCTTCTCCTTCAGTGCCTTGATGCGCTTGCTGTGTTGTATCTCCACCGCTAAGGGCGTAGGGAGCAGACCGAGGGAAAGGAACCTCTGTTTGCTGTTCTCGCATGCCTTTAGCCCTTGTGTTACTGGCGTGGGAAGAATGTCGGAGTAGACCACTTGGCTCAGTAGGCTGTTGTACTTCGTTCCGTTCTTGTAGCCGTTGCGCTTCGCCCTCGCCCTCATCGACGCTGGGTCCTCGCAGAACTCCATCGTGCAGGGTGTCAATAGTAGGTGTGGGAACATTCCTTCTTGCGACGAACCACACTCGGTATCGTTGGTGGGGCGCACCGATGGCACAAGTCGGAATAACAAACGGCTGGACGGAGTATCCTTCACGCTCAAGGTCTGAGCAGACTGTTTCGATGACGAACTGCTGTTCTTTCTTGTAAATGTCGTCGTTCTCGTCGAAGAGAGAGGTTGTGCTTCCCACCTTAACCTCTTCGCTGGGCTGTACCATCGAGAGGATACCAGCAACGTTCTCACCAATGACGAAAGTGGGCTGTATCTGCCTGATGACTCGTAACATCTCAGGCCAGAGGTAGCGGTCATCGTCCGCTCCAAGTCGCTGCCCTGCTGAGCTGAAAGGTTGGCAAGGAAAGCCTCCCGTGAGAATGTCAATTTGTCCTTGCCATTGTGAGAAATCTGTTGTCTTGATGTTTTCATAATTGATGGAGTTTGGAAACCAGTAGCTGAGGATTGTGTTGCAGAACTCGTTGATCTCGCAGTGAAAAACATTTTGCCACCCAAGCCATAAGGCTGCGAGTTCGGGTGCGCCAATACCGCTGAAGAGCGAGGCGTGTCTGATAATTTTTCTCATTCATTTTACCTGTTTGTTTGTCAATGGCAAATTTATGTACTTCTTTTTGGGTTGTAAAGGACACCTCGTCTCACGACGAAGTGCCCTGACAAACAAACATCCAAATGAATGGATGCTTTGACAAAAAAGAAAATTATCGCTCACGGAACATCCACTTGAACTCTAAGCCGTGTGCCCCGGGGCGGTTGCAGAAGTTGAACCCTGCATCGATAAGGGCGGAGAACACTTGCTCGGGGCTGACCTTAGCAGAGGGGTCGATGCCACGAATGGCATCGACAACCTCGGTGGTGGAGAAGAAATGGGTGGCTTCGGCTGGTGCGGAAGCAGGACGGTAGGTAGTGGAGAGAGCTGCCACATAGATGCTGATGTCGGTAATAGGCTGCTCAGGGGTTTCTTTCTTATTACTCATTGTTTGAAGGGTTAAGGGTTTAACAATAATCGGCTTCGCCTGAAGGGTCTACCGAGATGAGGAACGTGTCGAAGTCCTTACGCAGTGAGCGCAGGGTGTCGAGGAAGGTAAGGGCTGTCTCGGGCTTGATGTTGCCGGCATCGCGCCACTGCTCAATAAGGAAGTCCTCAATGGCCTGAAGACGCTCGGTGCGCTCGTAGATGTAACCAGGGTCGAGCATTGCCTCAAGGGTAGCGGTGGCTTCCTCGCTCAGATGAATAAGGGTGGTTTTCATTGTGTGCCTCCTTCCTTCTGCTTATCAGTCTGCGAAAAAACAAGATTGTAAATGGCATAGCTGGCAGTATCATCTTCAAACTCTACTCTTACAGTCGCATCGCCACTCATATAAGTTACATATACTGTGCCCTCAAAAGCCTCTAATCGCCCTTTTCTACTAAGGCTTGGAATTACTTTTCCTGCAACATCCCTTTGAACCAATGTTACCTCTTGTCCTTCTTCCATATTCATAACTACTTCCTTTGCCTTTTGGCTAAAGTAGAAGGTTGCTCTTTTTCCTCTATGCTCATATCTAAGTAAATAAGTATCTAAACTGGCAGCTATCTCTCGACCTTTTTTTTCAACTTCTTGTTTTGAAAAAACAACATCAAATTCTACTACCATTTTTTCCATATCAGGGAAACTCATTTTAATTTCCATCTCTGCTGTAGTTAATCCTTTCATTTTTCACCTCCTTTCTTATCTGTTTTGTTGATGCGATAGACGAGCCAGCCTGCGCAGAGGGCGGAGGTGATGGCGACGAGTGGACGCTGCTCGACGGCGATGGCGGTGAGCATGAGGCACAAAGATACGGCATTGACGCGAAGCACCAAACGACGGGTTACGGGAAACTCGGCGATACGGCTGTAAAACTCGCTCTTCTGGTCGAGCCAAAGGTTAATGGACTTGATTTTGCGCTGTATCGTAGCACGTACGTCGATAGGCTGCTGTTGCTTTGCAGAGCTCTCGAATTCGATTACTTGTTGCATATTGCACTCGGTTTTGACATTGCCCTGATCCGCAGGGTACGGATACAGAAAAAGCGGATGCTCTTCCTGTTCGTCAAAACCGAGAATTCTCCACAAGGGCTAAATCACATGGAAGGCATCCGCCAATATCGAAAGTCGTAGCCCTCGGGCTACAATATGGGCATAAAAATAAGCCCATCGAAATTTTAATAAGTTCGGGGCTTGATGTTCATCTCGCCCTTGTTTTGAGAACATCGTTCTCGGTTTTGACAATTGCAAAGATAGGTAGAAGTTTTGTAACTGCCAAAGATTTAATGAAAAAAATTACTCCAAGATGACAAAATCGTCTTCGTTTGGCTTTTCGTATGGAATATTGTATTCATCAAAGGTTTTGAGTAATTGAAATTCATTGAACACTTCTATTGGAAATCCCTGTCCTTGAAGATCTTTAATCTTTTCCTTCTTCTTAGGTCCTGCTGCGTTGCCCATTATAACTATATTAGTGTGTTTGCTAATTGCAGTATTAATATCTGCACCATATAGTCTTAAGAGCTTACCGAGAACATCACGCTTTGGAAAAGCATCAAACTGTCCTGTGATAACAATTTTCTTACCACAGAAAGGAGTATTAGGATTATCAACTTCATCTACACTAAGTGGTTTCAATGTATCAGAAGCTATGTGCCTCTTTTCCAACTCTGCAATAGATGGTGTTCTGACTCTCTTCATTGACATTTTTATTTCAACGCTTTGCCGTTCACGGATGCAAAAGTTAATAAAAGTGTTAATGTTTTCTTTACTTGAAAGATACCCTATAAGGTCTTCGTCAATAATAAGATTGTTAATTTCCATAAGCGTATATTTGATTACCCAACAAAGGTATAAAAATAAATTAACGTGGCGCAATAATTCTTGCGCCACGCAACAAAAAAGCCCTCCTGCTTGATGCAAGAGGGCTACTATGCGCCACCAGCCTGATGGCGACTTCGTGTTCAAATCGGCTATATAGTAGCAGCCGGGGCTGGTTATTGCTGCTTACTTTTTTATAAGATCTACTTATAGATATTTAAATTAGATTAGTCCAAACCTTTTTAGTTCACGAGGTACAGCATTTGGATAGCTGCACACAGTGCAACGAATTAATTCAAAATCGGATATATTGAGAGTTCCTATTTTTTCACCTTTCATTAGATGCGTTGAAGTAGCTGAAAATATTTTAGTGCAATTCAAAAACGAATCGTGCGAAAGGAAGGGGTAAACTTTAGCCGATATTGGCATGTGATAATCTTTTATAAGAGTAGGGAGGTTTTGATTAATTTTAGAATTGAAGAGAATGCCTCCATAAACATTTCCTTGCTCATCAAAGCCTAATACTACAAAGAATTTATCACGTGTGTCGTATCCATTTTTAGGTATTATTCCATCTGCTTTTGATAACTCTATTTTGTAGACATCGCCCAATCGAACTTCATCACTCACAGCTTTATCAATAAGTGTCTGAGGTATATCCATTATGATAAAGCCTTTTGGATGAATTCTTGTTCGTTAATGTAGTCTACAAAGCCGTCATTTGCTCCGCCAGCTTTAGCAATGTCGCTAATACTCATAACACAACAGTTGTTTGTAGCCTGCCATGCACTATCGTGCGATTTATCTACCAACTCGCCAAAAGAGAGACCTTTGTTTTCAGCAATTGATTCTTTAAGGCTTTCTATATCGGCAGGGGAGAGATAATCCATGTTTGCTTCTCTTTTTGGCAAAAGCGTGTTAGAGGCATCTTTGCCAGCAAACTCAATAGCTTCTGTAAAAAGTGGAATTAGCTCTTTCGCATAATGTTCATTCTTACAAACAGCACTATAGAGTTTTGTTGGAACTGGTCCGTATTCCATCGCTACAAAATCATCTGCAACGATACGACTTCCCCATTTGCATAAATGTTTCTGTTGTGCGAAATATAAGATTTTGAAAATGTGATAATAATCCAGCCCTTTGGTAGCATTGATAATATACAATACTACTTCTATTAGTTTCTCTTTATCAAATTGTGTCATACTATTGGTTGCTTTTAGTTTGGAGATTAAAAAAACTCCCTTTAATAAGACCTTATTATTTATCAAGGGTAGATCCTTAATTCTTGATACATGGTGTCGGTAATATTGTTGTCTTATCGTATAAAATCAGTGTAGTCTATAATTTCCAAGTGCAAAAGTAGGAATAATCAGCGAGATAAGCGACACTTAACGCAATTATTTTTGCGTGGCGCAAAAAAAGGCGAAAACTTTATTGCTTTCACCTTTTGCCTCATTATCTAATGTCTCTTTTTAGTTTTCCTTGCACTCATCTTTCTGTGCTTCTGAAAGATTATCTTTATCGGGATCTTTTCGTAGTACAAATATAGTTCCCACAGTGGCAATAATGGCGACCATTGAACCAGCCAGCCAATCGTGCCCATTCATGCCAAGAAAAACACTTCCAGCAAGGCATACTAACACTATAACGGCTCCAATGACCTGTCCGTACTTGCTTTCCTTAAGCCCTGCATCAACGATTTTTGTCTCGGTGTTTATTCTGTGTTCCAACTGTTTTTCCGCCATTCTCAAGATACGCTCAGGTGCATCAGGCAGCACTACTTTGTAGGCATTAAAGTCTTCGGGTGCGGGAAGAGGACCTCTGAAAGACTTATGCTCTTCCATTGCACAGATTGCTCTGGCTATGATTTGTCGTTTTTCCGGTTCAATGGATTCAAGAACTTTATTTAAGTTTACAATTTCTGCCTGCTCGTTCTTGTCTATATTAGGCGTTTTTTCGGGCAGCACTTTTGCATTTTTATTATTTTGCTTCATAAGCCTTCATTGCTTTCCTAATATCATTGCCTATCGTACGCCAATCATTACGCATATCTTCTGTATTGCTGCCGAATATGTAGCCTCTGAATTTCATTGTCCCTAAAATATTTGTAAGCGAAATAACTCCGCTTCTATCATTCAATTGCTCACTGATGATATGAACAGATATCTTTCGGGATGGTTTATAAACTTTTATATTCATACACTTTAATAGTAATGACGACTATAATTACAGATGTGTTGAGCGTCAGTTTCTATAAATAAATGTCTCATTTATAATATGATGCGTAACGAGAAATCTTCAGGCTTCATATTGCGTAGTTTCTCCACCTGAGTGCGCTTGTTGGCTCTCAGTTCGTCAATAACCCTCCTTACTTCGGGAGTGGCATTGATAATGGTAACGGGAGTTTTCTTATAAGTCATAATTACGATAATACTATAAATGTTTCGGTGCAAATATAGAGATAATTAGCGTAAAAAACAAGACTTTACGCAATTATTTTTGCGTGGCGCAACTTTTTTTTAACGTTACGCAAATAATAAAAAGCCCCCTTGCTTGGTGCAAGAGGGCTAAGATGCGCCACCAGCCTGATGGCGACTTCGTGTTCAAATCGGCTATATAGTAGCAGCCGGGGCTGGAATATTATCGGCAGCTCGACGAATACGGTCGCTAAGGTCTACGAGCGCACCACGAAGTTGCTGTGCTTCTTCAGGTGTGAAACCTCCCACACCACCGTTGCCGTCAATGCCATACATCTTATGCTGAAACCAAGGCACAGACTTCTCGAAGTAAGTGCGTGAGATTTCACGCCATGACACACTAAGATATATATCACGCATACGGTTCTTCATATCGGTGATTTTGTCTGCTTTCTGTACTGCTATTTCCATAATCTTGTAATTTTAGTTTTATCTTTTAAGTGGTTCTCCCCGTAGGGAGAACCTTTTGTTTTACTCTTTTGGCATATCCGTTAGTCGGTCGAAAATGTCCTGTGCATAAATGAGGAGCTGTGGATAACCGTTTGGATAACTGTCGCAATAATTTCTGATTGCCTGAATGAGGTCTTGTTCTTCGGAGGTAACCTCCATTTTGATTTTTTCTTGTTTCATACCATATATTTATTTGAACAATACAAAGGTACTACTTTTTTGGATAGTAACCAAATTTCATACTATCTTTTTTGATAGTAAAATGTATTTTTAACATTTGAAGCAAAAAGCCCCCTTGCTTGGTACAAGAGGGCTAAGATGCGCCACCAGCCCACGTGGCGACTTGGTGTTCAAATCGGTCAATATAGAAACCGAGGCTTAGTGTATGCCGTCAGCGGCTCGGCGGATGCGGTCGGCAAGGTCGGTAAGCGCACCACGAAGTATTAACTTCTCTGCCTCGCTAAACTCTGTGGGCTTCTTGTTGCCGTCGATGCCGTCAAGTTTGTGGTAGAGCCAAGAACCTGATTTGCCGAAATAACGCTTTGCGAGATCTGACCATGAGATGGAAATCAGCAAGTCGCTCATTTGGGCTTTCATTGTGTCCGCCTGTGTTCTCTTTAATGTCATTGTTGCCATAGTTGTATCCTTTCTTTAATAACCCCTCCTCCGAAGAGGAGAGGCATGTTTGTTTTAATCTTCGTTGCCTTCGAGCCATTCTACAAAGAGACGTTCAAGATAGTATCTTAACTCGGGGTCTCCGTTTGGATAACTCTTGCGGTAGTTACGCCCTGACTCAATCATATCGAACTCGATTTCTGTGAGTGCTAATTTTTTTGTTTTCATATTCTATATTTATTTTATTGAACAATACAAAGGTAATACTTTTATCCGTACTACGCAAATATTTCAGTACTTTTATTTGTACTGAAATAAAATTTTAACATTTGAAGCAAAAATCCGTAGCAGTTTGAGGGCTGCTACGGCTACAAAGAACGAGCGTGGGTGGTTATTCCGCTACGACAAAACCGTGAGTTATGAGGTCGGCAAGGAAGGTTTTGGGGCTGACGGTGGAAACAAGGTAGTCCTCAAGTTCCTGAAGCCGGTGGGCAAAGCGTACCATATATTCTTCGTCTGTGCCTTGACTGTCGAAACGACTGCCCGTGCGGAGCTGGTGGAGGAAGTCGGCTGGAGAGGTGGCGACGATGCGGTCGCCATCCTTCAGCGTGTAGGTTGTTGTCATACTGCTAATTTTTTTGTTCTCAATCTGAAGTAAAGTTTTTCGCTTTCGGTGAGGAAAGGAATATTCTGAAGGGCTGTGCCTGTCTGCACCTTGCCCTGCTTTGCAAAGGTAATCATTTTTGCGAGGAAATGAATCCAAGTAGACATCTTTGTGAAGTTTGTCGATCCCCCGTGCTGGCGGAACTCCACCGTGCGGTGGCGTGCGTAGGCTTCAAGGTTTACCTTGTGGTAGCGGCTGTGCCCGAACGCTGCCCGAAGGTCGCTGATGGTAGAAGCTCGGTTGATGGTTGCCTCGGTGATTGTGGTAAGCCCCTTGCAGTAATAGTTGTTGCGACGGCTGCGTGGCATAAAGTGGTCGATAACTCCCTCAAGGCGTTTGTAGGTGAGGATAAGGTTCTTCCAAGTCTGAAGGTCGAACTCGGCAGCGTTCATGTGAACGTGAAGTCCGCAGGAGTCGTTTACCTTTACGTCGCAGAGGTCGAGCACCCAGCATACCTTTTCGAGTTCCTCAAGTCCCTGCTCACCGTGGAGGATGGGGCTTACCAGTTCGAAGGTGTTATTGCCGTTAAGGCTGCTGTCGGTAACCAGTTTCCAATGGTCGGCGTGGTCCGTGTGGTTGTAGCCCTCTACCTGTACCCTGATGCCAGCAGCGGTAAGCTCGCGTGTAAGGCGTTCACGTGTGCAGTTGTAAGCCTCTATCTCAACACCGAAGTTGCGGTTGAAGGTATAGTCGAGCTGGGGAAGAACTATGGCTGCTGCCTGTGCTGCGTTGGTGGTCAAGCCCTGCATCATACGCTTGTAAACGTTCTGCACGAAGCCGTAGTTGCCACCTGCGGCGAGGTCGGCTACCTGTCGGCGTGTAAGCCCGAGGGCAAGAAGTTTCTGAATCTTTGAGGTCTTTGTTCCGTTCTCGTTGAGAATGTTCTGAATTTGCTCGTTCATAATCTTTGTTTTTTTTTGAATGTTTCTTGTTTCTAATTGTACTGCTAAGGTAACACTATAAAGAAGAACGTGCAAGTACTATTCTGCTCATAATCAGCGTTTTAGAAGTAATTATCTAAGAATAAAAAACGATACAAAAAGGGGCTTGCGCATCGCTGCGAAAGCCCCGTTATCCTAAACAATCTTCTAACCTAAATAAGAATAACAACCAAAATGAAAAAGTAACTATTAAAACAAACTATATAAAAATATGAAAGAAAGAGTATACGTTTTTTTATTTCACTAACTGGTAATACCTAGCGTAGGTAAGCCGTGTGTGCGGATTACGGCTGATGATGTCGAGCCGTACCTGCTTGCAGCCAAAGCGAAAGAAGAGAAAACGTTTGGGGACACGGTGAACGATGATGTCGAGCGTGTCGGTAGATGTTATCGTACCGCTGAAGGTGCTGTCGGAGATGCTGCCTGTGAGTGATGTCCAAGGGTCGTGCCAAGTGAATTGAGAGTTGAGAATTGAAAGTTGAGACTTGTGCGTAGTGTCGGGCATGGTGATAAGGGGTGCAGTGATAGCAACGGTTGTGGCGGTGGCAACGGTGGCAGCCTCGGCGATGCGTGAGGGTTTGATACCTACCTTACGCGCTTGCTTTGTCAAGGTGTCACCACTTGCCTTAAACTCTGATGTACGTAACATAAGCGCAGGTGTGGAAGCGTGGCTTTTGCCGTCGGTGGTTTCTTTTATATCCGTGCTGTTATGGAGCAGAATGGTTTGGTTCTGCTTGATGCGGTCGCGGTCGGCTGCTGTGTCGAGGTATAGGCAGACGAAGAAGATGAGCGTAGCAAGGAGGACAAAGAACGCTCCACAGATAGCATAAATAATTGTAAATCGTTTTTCCATTGTCTCTTTTATTGACACATTTTACGAACAGAGGCTATCAAGGAGAGCATCTGCCGAAGATAGTCGGGAGAGGTGGCATACTTGCTTCCCTTATTATCACAGATGCGACGAGCGAACTCCTCGGCATTGTGGCGATAGGACCACGCATCGGCAAAGCCTGGCTTCTGCAATAGTCGTGAATGCTCGGCAAGACAGTCGGCAAGGGAGTCGAAGTCCTTAAAGAGACGATAGACGGTGTAATACCAGCGGTTTCCACATTTGCACTTGCATACTGACACGACACACTCGGGAGCGACGAAGGTGCGGTTGGGGGTGTTGAAGTACTCGTGTGTCTTGATCAGAACGGTCTTGCCCGTCCATCGGCTGCCCTTAGTGATGCCGAAGAGGTTGTACTTGCCTACACGGGCTTTGCCCCAGCCACTCTCAAGAATAGCCTGGGCGGTAACGAACTCGGGGGCGATGTCGGTGGCTTTCTGAGCTGCCACATAGATGTTGCGTGCGAACTCACGCTGTGCTGCTGTAGCCATAATCAGTCTTTTTTGATGTATTCGCCCTTATCATTGAAGTCTTTCAGACGGCGGACGAATGAGGTTGGAAATATGGGATAGATAGCTTGGATGTTCTCGACGCACGAGAAACACTCACGCACCATCATAAACACGCAAAGATAGGTTCCTATCCACTGGGTAGCACCGACCACGCTGCCATTCACCTTGAAATTGGCAAGTACGTTGGAGAGGATGAGTAGAAGAATGTAGATGGCAATCTTCTTACTGAACTTACCAAAGAATGCCTCGCTGGAGGCATCTTTGTGGAGAAAGTGCTTCCACACGCTAAGAATAGTGTCGATGATGATAGCGACTCCTATCCATTTGGCAAACTCCCAGTCCTGATAGAGATACTGCGAGAAGTCGGCTACTATGGTGAGTGGCAGAGAAACGATAGATATCATTGGTAGCTTTGTCATTGTTATCCAGCTTTAATTGTGATACAAAATTACATTACTGCATCCGCTTGGCAAAGGACCGACTGAGGTGGTGGGTGCCGAGCGCATCGGGGCTGATGCAGGAGAGCATAAGCGTCCATCCGACGGAGGAGAGTTCCGTGGCGACAAAGGGAATTATCTCCGCCTTATCAAGTTCGCCACGTGAGAGCCACTCGATATTGCCCTGCTCCGCATCGGCAAGCATCCAGGCGTGAACCCTTGAGAGCAGACGAAGTGTAGCGTTGGAGGCAAGCATATATTCGGCAGCGTCGGCACGGTTGGTCATCTTGTTGGCTACGGTGATGGCTATGCGCTGGGTAATTTGATAGGAGTTGTGACCGTCGGCAAGCATATTCAGTTCGCCGTAATCAACGAAGAGGAATGAACCTGCCAGCTTATCGATGCGCTGCTTCAGTTCGTCAAACGACTGACCGTAGACATAGTTGGCAATCTCGGGGATGCGCGACATATCGGGAAGATTATCGAGAGCTTCAGTAAGCTCGTTATAACCAGGGAAGTCGCTCGACCCATTAGTGAGGATGGCACGGATACCCTCCTTGGAGGGGTACTGTGCGAAATAGAGAAACTGGTCTTTAATCATAATATCTTGTCGATTACGGAAATGGGCAAGCCCACCTCCTCACTGATTTTCAACTTATCCCACCCAAAGCCCTTCATATCGTGGACGGCATCAATGGTCTTCTTGCGCAGCACCTTCAGATAGGTAAGCACGTTCATCTGCTCTATCTGACGAGCATCGCCAAGCCCCTCTTTGGAGAGGTCGTAGAGCGCATCGGAGGCATCGGTAGTGATGGGATGTTTGGGCTTTTTGACGAACTTCGACAAAAGAGAGAATGAAGTCTTACTAAAGAGATAGTTGTTAAACGACTGAAAATTAAACGATATAGCCGTAAGTAATTCAAGTGGAAGTTTAGCAAACTCCTTAGCCATTTCGTGGGCAAGCTCGGAATGGTACTCCTTTTCGGGATAGTAGAGAATGGCGGCGAGGAGCGGAAGCGACTCGTCGCCCTGCTCGATGAGTTCCTGCGCTTCGACATACTGAAGAGCGGTGAGTGAGCAGGTAAGCATTCCGAAACCAGTCTCTATATGGTAGCCTTCGTAACGATGCTCGCCAATGCGGACAGAGGGAATGAGCTGCTCACAGAAACAGAGGTCGACTACATACTGATAGTCGAGCCGGCGCAGCACACGTGCAAGGGGAATATGCAGACGGTAGGGATCGACGCGACGGCATAACTGGTAAGTTTCGTCGTCCACACCATCCAGCACAGCGTTGTTGTCGGGATAGTTGATTTGGAACATAAACGTGAGTTGCTCGGAGATTGCAACGAGATTGGCTATCTGTTCCTCGGAGCGAAACTTATGCTTATCCCAACCCATAATGTCGCACAGCCAGTTGATGCGCACCTCTCCAGCAGAGAGTTTACCAGCAGCCATACGAAGCAAGTCGGCCACAAGGTGAACGTACTGGCGGTCGGTCATACCGTCCCAACAGTTCGGGATGCGGTGTATTTCCCCTTTGTAGACGAGTTCTATATCCTTTGTCATGGCAGCATAATGATTTTGTCATCAGGGCGGTTATACGCAGAATTAGAGCAGAAGTCCACAGACGCGTCCGTTGCGAGCAAGGTATCGGCATTGGCGATAAGTTCCTCGGCTTCGAGGTCAAGACGGTCGGCGAGGTCGAGGGCAGCATCGTGTTCGTCCTTGCCCGAGCGAGAGGCGTGGCTGTCGTCAAAGAGGTTGCGGATGGTTGGAGGGAACTCTAAGATGTCGAACCGACGGAGCGACTTGGCAACGGTCTTTTTAACCAGTGCAAGGGTCAATATCGGCTCTATTCGCTCACGATTGTCATCAGTGAGGCGGTCGTAGTATGCCGACAGACGCTCGTCGAGGGTCTCCTTCTGAAGGGGAAGAATGCGGAAGAAAAAGAAGTAAGACAAGTCTATTGGATAGATAGAGTCGAATTCATCCGCAGTTCTGATTTTGCAGCTATCAATAATCTTGTAGTATCGGGATTTTCGCCATAAGGCAGCAGGAGAACCGCTGTCCCCACTATTGACCTCTGCCGACATAAGCTGCCGGATAATGGTATCCATCGCATTGTAGTAGTTGTCCATATAAGAACGCTTCATTCCCTCTATCTCGTACTTATAGACATCTACATGGTTCTTGCGACGGTTGATACTATCGAAGATTAGCTGCGATGCCATTGTCATATTGGCTATAGCAGAGCGCAGCGACTCTATCAGTGCATCGTCGGGATTAAGGGCGATGGCATTGAACACTTCGGCAGTGATGATAGTTTCCACACGCTTTCGGGCTGTTACGCCTGAAGAGAGGAGGTCATTTAAGTCCATATTCGTCTCGACACCGGGAGCATACTTGCTGAAGGTGCCGAAGTCCTTAAAAATATCTACTAAAACATTCTTCATGATTGTTGCTGGTTTAGTCTGTCCTTGGGTGCTACATCTTCCTGTCGCTGGGGAACTTCACGATAGAAACCTATGCGATAGCCCTGCTGCCAAAGGTGGGGGAAGTTAAGACGGAGTGCGTCGTTAAAGGGCTCGCTGCAGATTTCGTCCTCGGAGGTAAGCGACATTATATATATAAGATAGTTATAGTAAGCGTCCGAACCCGACTTGCTGATGACACCGTCTTTATCCACGGCGGTAATAGAGGCATCCAGTCCGACACTTGAAAGCAAGGCTTGCTCGGTGCGTTTGTCGTAAGCTATCAAAGCCTCGATATATTCCTTGTATTTGAGGTCGATGGTTTCTATCTTCCATTGCTGCTCGTTGCTGGAACTGTCCATAAACGAGATAGAGGAATAAGCCTTTCCCTGATTGTCAGAACCGCTCAAGTAGTCGCCTATCTTACGCAGCTCCAATCGCATATACTCCACAAGCAGCGACTCCCTATATTCCGTGCCGATACCGATACCGTTGTATTTGACCAGCTCCTGCTTCTTCGATTTGCGGATTTTATTTTCCTCGCACAATTTCATCAGTTGGTTGCGCTTGCTCGATACCCACGCATTGGGGATAATGATGTGTATCTTGGCAGCGAGCGAGTTGCGCAGGAAGGAGTTAATGTAGGTAGCGGTCTTGTTGCTACCCTGGATATAGGGGCGTGCGCCTTGGTGGGTTTCGTTCACACCGTAGAACTCATCGACCGATTTCTCCCGATGGTGGGATATGGCTGCGTACTGGTAGTTGTCTACTTCTGACAAATTGAACTTAGGATATATCTTGTAGCTACTTGCACCATAGGTCCACCTGCCCACCGCTATATGACGAAAGTCGTTGTAGCTCATCATCTCGTAGGCTACATCCTGCCGTGTGGTGGCAAGACGGCAGTGCTTGTTCTCCATTGCTTCAAGCCCTGCCACTGGCTGCATACCCAATCGCTTACCACGTGCAAAACGCCATTTCACAAAGAAGTCGCCAAAGTAGTAGAAGTTCTTGATGCAGGTCTTAGCAAAAGCCTGTGCCGATGTTTCCATCCCACGCTCACACCACGTATTGAGCCACTCGTCCCACTGAGGCAGCGCAAGGTACTCACGCTTCATCTTGCCACCCTCTATTGTCTGCATATAGGCACATGGACCATGACCGTAGAGCATCTTAATTTCCTTGCTGTATAAGCGTGGTAGCAGACGGTTCTCCTTGATCTCCGCTGTTACTTCGTCGCAGAGTGCGTTGTTCACGCCACGCATACAGACTTGGTAACCATTGACGCTGAGCCACTGGTGTTCGTGCATGACTAACTGTCTGCCCTGCGGTACGAGCAGTCCAGGTGTTCCAAACACCTGCTTGCCCTCGCCTATCTGAAAGGATAGTACGTTGCCGTCCATGATATATGTACCGGCATTGCCGTATAGTTCTATACTGTCTGTCATAACCAATTTATCTTGTGTAGTTTATATCCATCCTGTGGGAAGCCCATATACCTGATGAGTATGCGGTAGCACATCTTAGGTTCTCCATGCTCGTCCTCAAACAGAAAGTAGTTCTCCGAGTTCACTGCAAACCTATCCTGTGGTAGTTGGGTGCGGTACTTGCAATGTGGTTTCACTATGAGCTTATCCCCAGCCACGCCCTGCGACCTCGAATAAGGGAAGAAGCACAGCGTGAAGTCGCCACCAGGGAGCTTGCTAATCTCCCTTGCCCACTGCATCGCATTGATGCCGTCAATTTCAATTGCCTTCTTCATCACTTGCGAAATTACGCAATTCCCCTATGGGGGCAAAGGACGGCAAATGGTGGCTGGCATCATATTTCCGTGCTTTTGAGAGGTTGCACCTCAATATCCAAAATCAGCGGTGCGTGCTGATAAACGCCGTTTATTTATTTTTATTTTTGATATTCAGAACACAAACCGTTGATTTTCAACAAAGTAACTTTTTGACCTATGCAAATAGCCCTCATTATTGTCTATTTTTGCCAACTTTTTATGTATCTTTCGTTATATTATTGGGGCTTAAATGGCTATGTTTTCGGGTAAATCATCGGGATAACTGCTTAATTCCTTCTTGATAAGGTCGGCATAAAGACCATAAAGCAGGTAAATCATTGCACTGGGGAGCTGCGTAGTTAGCCCTGGTCGCCGTTTCAGTTTCTCCTTCTTCTCCGAGGCTTTGTCAAGCTCTATTTTGCCGTTGGTTTTCTTGAGCGGACTGATAAGGATAGCACTGCAAAGGTTAGGACACTCGTTTTCATCAATGCGTACCTTTGGGAGCAAGGAAAGTTTCTCGCCAAAGAGCAACTGGCACAGGCGAAACTGCTGCCAGTGGTAGATGGTGGGCGCACCGTCGTTGTAAAGAATAACAGAGAAGCCGTAACTCTCCAAGGCTGCCTTCATCGTGAGCGAGTCGGTGGTTATCTGTTCCAGTTCCTCACGTGTCTTGTTGCCTGCACGGTCGGGGTAGAGGTGGATAACCTTGTTCACGGCATCCGTGCCGAAGAACGAGTACACCTGCTGCGCAAGTTGCTGCTGGTCGTCGGGAATGTATGCCCAAAACTCCTTGATAATATCAAAACGGTTACCATAGTCTTTCTTCTGTCCCACGATGAGCGACTGGAAGTTGCCTGGGTCGTAGCCTATGTAGAGCGGTTCTCGCTTATCGTAGTGGCGCAGGTAGCGTGCCGTGAGCAGGAACTGGTCTTTGAGGTCGAATTTCAGTATCTGATCGTAGATATAGCTGTCCTTAAACTGATGCCGCTCGTGATCGTAGGTGGTGAAGAATTTATTGGTTACCTCCTTGTGGCGAATGGCACAGATAGCCGTGAGGAACTCATCAATATCGAGCGTGTCGAGCTGGGTCTTGAAGAACTTGGGGCCGAGAATGTCCTTGTTGCAGAACGAAGAGGCACGGATATAGTAGATAGCATTACGGCGCATATCGGCAAGGCGTGGTTTCCATCGTGCCACAAAGGAATTGAGCCGCTCGGTTTCCAGTCGTATCTTCTCCATCACAACGGGATTTTTGGTATTGCGCAGCTCCTGCTGAAGGGTGAACTGCTTGTACAGCGACTGGTTGATGGCAAGCGACACGCTGGCTATCTCTTCGATGAGCTGGCGGTCCATCTTGTTTTCGTATTCCTCAAACCAATCGTCCTCACCCAAATCGACACGAGCCGTATCGCTCACACCTGTAACACCCTCGTAATAGGCCGACCGCCTTATCTCTGCCGAGCCACCACGGAGCGAAGGGAACAGACGCGACTTCAGCTTCTCGCCGCTATTGTGCTTCATCTCCTCCACGAAGGCGTGAACGGCGTTACGACCTGCCACACTCTCGGGCTGGTCGGAAGACACGAGTTGCAGGTGCGCTCCGTTGCGGAAGATAACGGAGTGCTTGGCGTAGGCTATGGGGTAACGTGGACGACGGAAGTGGGAAGGCAGCTTTGCTTCGCCCACCACATAGTCGATGCCATACTCCAGCATTGCACGCTGCTTGCCGTTCACCATCACGGGGCGAGAGAACGATGCCTGAATATTCGGCCATACGTTCGTCATCAGGGCAACGTAGGTTTTGTGTACCAGGAACGACAGCTCGCCTGGCATATCGTTCGCCACACGGATGAGCCGTGGCACAATCACACCCTCGGTCTTACCCGTAGCACGCGCCCACTCGGCATAGAGCATATTGGGGTCGATGATGTTCGCCAACAGCTGCACGTGGTTCATATAGTAATGCTCAAAGTCGAGCGTACTGTTCTCGGTTGGTTGTATATCAGTCATTGGGCAGTTCCTCCACTATTTCGGCATCCTGAATATCGGAATCACGCAGCAAGCGTTTCTTCTCCTTGTTCTCGATAGGCAGGGAGTCGATAAGTGTAACATAAAAACCTTGGTTGTGTTTGGCAGCAATTTCCTTGAGGTTCTTCTTCGAGAAGCCAAGTTCCTCGGGGGTTAGCTCAGGAGAAATTAAGAAGAGAACTCCTAAGTCCCTGTCTGCCTCTGCTATCTCTGAAGACCTACGACGGCATTCCAAGGCAGCGTCATAGCACGACTTCATACCCTTATAGTCGCAATTGAGGGCACAGAGTTTAGCAAGATCCTCATACTTATTGGCAAAGTTGCTTTCCCAAACTTTAATGGGGACATTACAATCCACCTGAAAGTAGTTGATAGCCTGATAGATTCTTGCCATACAGGTGCGTTCCTCTATCTTTATCCGTTGCTCTGCGTTGATACGGAGCTTCAGCTTTTTTGCAGCTCTTGTAATGTTACGCTCATGCTCGAATATCTCCGCAGACCATTGGAGTTGCTGTAAGAATAGCTTTACATCCTTAGTAATGCCCTCGCAGTCCCCATTCGTCAAGAATGCGGATATAAGATCAGGGTGTATGGAGTCTAACTTCTCAATTTCACTTTTCATATTCCAAAGAGTTTCATACGCAGGTCTTTTTCGGCACGCTCATTCTTACGTTCCTCAAGCAAGGTAATGGAGTCGTTGTCTCCTTTCTCCGCTTTCTTGGCAAGCTCTGCGTCAATGTTATATTCGCCAAGCGCAAGCCCTTGTTGGTATGCCTCGCAATACACATCACCAGGCATAGCTATACGATACAGCAAGGCTATACGCTTAGTATTCCTCAGACCGAGCAGCTGGCAGATACGTTCGGGGGTATAATTCAATGCCCCAAACGTTCTGACTTGATTTATATACTCATCTGTGAGAATCTCTTTCTGTGTTAATTCTGACATAGAATTATCTTTTTGGTGTCATCCTCTGATAAGACATTGCCGTCCCTCTCCAATAGAACTGGCTGTTGGGGAAACATTGCCATGTATCTTCGTACAGTGGCAGACACGTATTTAGGGTCTATTTCCATTCCGTAGCCGATGCGGTCGGTCTGTTGGCACGCCATAATAGTAGAACCTGAACCAGAGAACACATCAACAACAATATCGCCGTTTTTAGTGCTGTTGGTAATAGGATATGCCATTAGGGCGATAGGCTTCATCGTGGGATGAATCCTATTGGCTTTTGGCTTATCAAAATTCCAAATGGTTGTCTGCTTCCTGTCTGAGTTCCAAAAGTGGGCTGCGCCAGGCTTCCAACCGTATAAGCACGGTTCGTGCTGCCATTGGTAATCCTGACGTCCCATCACAAGGGAATCCTTTACCCAAATACAGCATTGCGCAATCTTGAATCCTGCTTCTCGAATGGCTCTGCGGAAGTTCTCGCCTTCAGAGTCCGCATGGAATACATAGAAAGAACCGCCTGCTTTGATAATGGAAAACATCACGTTGAAAACAGACTGCAAGAAGCGGAGGAACAAATCATTCTCCATTGAGTCGTTCTGAATAGTAAGTTTACTATCTCCGCCACCTTCATAATTTACATTATAAGGAGGGTCTGTGAGAATCATATCAGCAACTCGTCCATTCATCAGCGTAACAATATCCTTTTTTGAACGACAGTCTCCACACATCAGTCTATTGTTGCCAAGTCGGAATACATCACTAGGACGGGCAAAGACATCACTATCCTCTTGTGAAAAGGTATCAACGGTATCCTCTTGTATCTCTGTTGTATCATTCTCTGTGGCAAACAACTTATCAGTTCCGACAGAGAAATAATTTTGCTTTACCTCATAGCCAAGGTTGAACTTGGCAAGGTCATCGC